GTGGACCTCCGGCAGTGCTGGAATTCCTTCTCGCATTACAAACGCGAGTTTAAGGACCAAGGCAAGGCTGGAAGAGTGACTAGTGAACCGGGCAGCTGGCTAGATTACGCCGGCGGTGCTTGGATTACTAGACACTGGTGGAGAGAAGGCAATTGCCCCTCTCTACCATGTTGGAACGTTGGTGCATTCGGCTCGCCCGACAACCCTGTTATAGGGTTGCCTGGGATGTGGTCTCTCGATGAGGACGACGGGTTATTGATACCCGCCCCCACCGACTTAGAACAACTCCTGACAGATGCAGCGATGCATCTGCTACCAGGTATTCAACCAAAGATTAGTCTTATTAACTCTATACTAGAGTTAAAGGACATTAAGTCTATTGGTTCCACGCTCGGTTCAATTAGTAAGCATGTCGATAAATTGCAGAAACTAAAGAATCTCCAAACTGGAGAATCTTTCTTTTCGCAGTTTTCGCAGGCTTCTATGAATGAGCTGAGCCGATCAGCGGGTGATATTTACTTACAATATAAGTTTAATATCGCACCGCTTCTGTCAGACGTACGGGGTCTTCAAGACACCGTAAACACGGCCGAGAAAAGAGCCCAAAGGCTGTTGTCTCAATCCGCGCGCGTCATCACGCGTCACCATACGGTGACGATTGATGATTCATACGACTCGGATCCTAACGCTAACGACTATGTCTCTGATTGGCATTGGCTTGAAATCCCTCTTACTGAGGGAGGCTTTTGCGCATTCAATTCACGGTCGCATCGTAAGGTCGAGCTCGTTCCCGCTAAGTTCCACGTGGAACTGCAGTTCTCATATGGGTACACTGCATTTCAGAGGCAGAATGCTGCCTTCTTAACGCTCCTTGATCGCGTCGGGGTTAATTTTGACCCGGCGATCCTTTGGAACGCTACACCTTGGTCATTCGTTGCTGATTGGGTCGTTGGCTTCGGCCAATGGCTTGGTCAGTTTCGTAGGGCCAATATGGAACCGGTGATAGTCATACATAAATCCCTATGGTCTATAGAGCGTGTTCGCCGCATATATTGTAGCGTCGACATGCAACTAAACCAGGGAGTCCCAACATCATTTGTTCAAGAAACGGCTTACCGCCGCCAATTGTTTCAAATGACTGCACACTCGTTAACAACGAGCGGGCTAAGTCTCACCGAGACTAGCCTGGGTCTAGCACTCTTCGCCACTCGGCGAAGGTAGGCCAAATAGTAAAGAAACACAAACACGTATGCTTAGCAATCTGCTAAACACAAATGAAGTGAAGAATGCGGCTGGAACAGAAGTTGAGTTCCAGAGTCTCCGCCTGCTCGACCGTCAACGCGTGTTCTCCCAAATTACGGAGACCCCAGCGTTGCCTCACCGTCTCACTATTTCACATAGTGAGACTGGTAAGGGTATGAAGTCGCGGCGTCGCTCGGTCGTCCGAATTGACAAAACTGTCATTTCGGGCGTCGACAACGTCACGCCTATTACCGTTTCCGCGTATGTCGTGCTCGATCTCCCCGTTGGGGCGATGACCACCATCACGGAAGCGTCCAATGCCCTCGCTGAGCTCATGTCGTTCGTTGCCACAACTGGCAGCGGCACGACTGTGCTCTTCGATGGCACTGGTAACGGTTCAGCAGCCTTGCTTACGGGGGGTCTGTGACCCCTTTTAAGCGAAGGTGTTCTTATGCTAGTTTAGGACTTGTTATCCTAGCTAGCATTCTTACCTTCGGATGTATCGGCGTTAGAGAAAACTCTAACGGTACGACATCCGTTGACCTAGCCGTTGACTCCGTTCCCCTTCAAACTAAGGTATCCTTTGGATTCCTTAACCTTTGGCGGAACAGTTGGTCCGGTACAAATGACACGTATTTTACTAATACGTTGCCGCAAGGCACAAACGTAATGTTTGGTCAGTGATTGTATTTACGCTTAATAAGCGTAGTCTACAACTTGTATCGGAACACAGGCCTCCGCGAGCTGGGGGGAAACCCCCATCTCGTTGAGTGGAATGATCGGTTTCGATGTAAATACACGAACCCGTTCAAAACCTAGACCAGTTGCAAGTGCAACCTGGTCTACCTCGGAGTTGGTTGCTAGTTGGGCCGTATCAAGTCCGACGACTCTCCACAGATATACCGCATGCCTAGAAGCATGCCTTATCTGATTGGGGATCACGGGCTCGAACTGCCTCTTCTTGTATGTTCTTTTATTGGACATATGGGATGTAGTGGTAAGACACGTTGGTATCGTTTAGCAGTGCATACTCTTGCAAGGAATACCTTATGGCATCCTATAAGAGGCAAGACGAGTTAGTAGAAACTAAGCTCATCGCTGCACTGCTCCGCGACATTCACATGTCACATGGAGCTGTGTTCAACACGCGCAGTCTTCGCTTGACGACGAAAGTCGTTTCGGCTAGACTGCGTTATGAAGGAATAGGTTTTCTTACGAAAACCTTGCCCAAGTTAGGTAAGACTTTTGATAAAGTCTTATCTGGACAGGCTATACTAAACTCTGCTACTCATGGCTTTGCAACCATGAGGAACAGTGAACTTCCTATCTTTTTAGGTGAGTTCTTTAGTAAAGTCTGTTCTCCAACCGGCACGGTCCTTCAAGACCCGTGTGCAGAAAGCGTTCGCGTAATTCGGCAAGTACTTATGATTTATTATAAGTACGAGCTACCTTACTCGGATGAACAAGAACAAAAGGTTATTGATCGGTTTATAAAGACCGAGGATGACCTTTCGGAACTATCGTCCATGTTTGCGAATCTTTCGCAGGCTACCGACGAACTTCACTCGTTACCCTATAGCCAGGATTATACCTGGTCTCAGGCACGAGTGACACGTAATGCTCGAGCTCTCCTATGGAGAGTTTTTGAACATTTCGACTTAACCGACATCGTCCCTCGACACGGACCTGGAGCTGTTGCCACTCGGCAACAACTCGAGGAGAAGTTTCGTTGGACTAATGTTAGTAGTCGAATACGCGAATATTACCCCTTGGACGAGTATTTTTACTCTTCCTTGAGTCATGTTTGCGACGATGTCACCAATCTCACAAAGATTGGAGACAAAGACCTTCCTGCACGAGTAATACTCGTGCCGAAGGATTCACGCGGCCCACGCTTAATATCTTGTGAGCCTGTTGATTACCAATGGGTACAACAGGGTATTATGCGTAAGCTGGTTCCATACCTCGAAAACCTTCCCCTTACAAAGGGGAATGTTTTCTTCACTGATCAAGAATTCAATCGAAGAGGTGCCCAACTTGGGTCCCTTCGAGGAAAATACTCTACTCTTGACCTCAATGAGGCCAGCGATAGAGTAAGTCTTGATCTGGTTCGCCTCCTGTTCCCCAAGCACGTTTTTGACGTACTTGCGAGCGTTAGGAGTTCATCAACGGTACTGCCTGACGGTCAGGTTTTACAGCTTCGGAAGTTCGCACCAATGGGGTCAGCGTTATGCTTTCCCATATTGGCGTTAACTGTTTGGGCTATCCTGACTGCCGCAGCTACCGACGCGGATACACAAGAGTGTATCTATGTGTATGGAGATGATGTGATTGTACCGACAGCTTTTGCTGTGAATGCAATCGAACAACTGGAGTCATTTGGTTTAAAAGTAAACCGTGACAAGAGTTGCACTAGTGGATTCTTCCGTGAATCCTGTGGCATGGACGCGTTTAAAGGCGTCGATGTTACACCAGTACGTTTACGTACTGTCTGGTCATCCCTCCGTTCCCCTGAGTCCTACACATCGTGGATCGCTTATGCGAACGCGATGTTTGATAGGAAACACTTCACGTGCTACGATTATATCGTGGGAATGTTGCACCGTATTTACGGGGCAATTCCGGACGACGACATGCATCTCGCATGTCCGAGTCTCCGTGAAGTGTCTGAAGACATGAGGCCAAAACGTTTCCGACACAACCGTTCGCTCCAAAAGAGGGAATGGTTAGTCAGAGATGTTCGAGCCCCTATAGTTAGACGCGATCTTCCTGGATGGAGCAAGTTGCTTATATTCTTCACAGAATCCGGGCCTCTTAGCTTACCGTTCAGGTCGAGTCGAGCAGATAGGTTCATGGGTGCAAATATTCACGCACCTTTTTCAGTCAGTTCGTACACAAG